TCGTTGGACAGAGTAGCCCTGCATTAAAAAATCAATAATTTGCTTCTTGATAGCATCGCTTTTATGCGAAGCAGAGGTAGTTCGTTTTCTTTCCATAGCATCTCCCAAGACGGGGTATTTGGAGTCTTGGGGCTAAACTCCTAACCGAAGGCGTAGTCCAAACGAAGCCGAAGGTTAGGGCTTCTACTAGGGCGACCCCTTAGGGTCGCAGTAAGTGTTCGGAGGCTCCGATAATTTCGCCTCCTCACTTATACTATAGGTGTCCAAAAGGTCCTCATCGGACACTTTTGGGTGTGTGATTTACGCCACATCTATAGTAAATCAGCAAAAGTGCAGGTCAGAGCCACATTTATGGGGGGCGAGGACTAGCAAAGTTATGTATGTATACACACATACATACACTCGCACGCATTTTAAAAACCCTGGGGTGCTTTACAGCACCTCACACTGCTACTTGCAACACTGCATGACACTGCTTAGCAGGCTGCATTGCATTGCATTGCAAGAACTAGCAGGGCAGGCGGTTACAACTGCATAATCGCTCGCGCTGTATAAATCGCCCGCGCCTCGCCTCGCCTTGTTTAAACACTCAAGCATCGCCCGCAATCACTGGCAGCGCTGCAATCACTGGCAATCGGTAACATGCAAAAAACCCAATAAAATCGCAGACAATCTCACAACCGCGTTTTACCAAATCACGCAAAACCATTAAATGACGCTGTTTTTTTGCTTGTTACTCACTTTCCAATTTCATGGCGTGAGAGGCTGCAGCGTGGCACGGCGTGAGCATCGTTTAAACCGTTTTACCAAAACAAGCCAAAAGTGATTGTTTTACGCTATTTTTATGGGTTGTTGTAATCCGTTTAAACCTATGCAACAATTCGTGCATCGGCGCAACACGGTGCCGATTGACTGGAAAGGCTCAAAACATGGCACGCCATGCAGCACAAGAAAACGCGGTGAAGCAGACAACCCGCCTCCGCAAAGTTCTTTGCGAGGTTGACGGTTACATCGCTCGTATCTCTCGCTCAACCCTTATCACCTACGGCAGCCCAATCTGCCCTGCATGCAATCAAGCAATGACGGAGGCACGCTAACCATGAGCGCATCAACCACTTTTGGAATGGAATTTGAAATACAGGGCTTGAATCCAAGCCGTGCAGCCTCCGTACTCAACAACGCGGGCATAACATGCAGCGCAACCAACGCAACACATGAAACCTCCGATAATTGGAAAGCCGTTTATGACGGCAGCGTTGGAAACGGCGCGGAGGTTGTATCCCCAATCCTTAGCCCTGCTCGTTTAAACGAGGCTCACAAGGTTACCCAAGCGCTAAAAACCGCAGGCGCACGGGTTGACCGTGCCACGGGTTACCATGTCCACATCGGCGTAAACGCCTTTGGTGAATGGGGAAATGGCGGAGAGGATAACCTCGCCCGCTTTGTTCTCAACTGGTACGCGGTACACGGCGCAATCGCTGCGCTCGTTGCGCCTAGCCGTTTAAACAATCGCTATTGTGCAATTTTGGACCGCCGTTACGCGGAGGCTCAAGCCAATTTCACCGCTAACCAAAACCGTGGCGCAATGAATGGCAATCGCTACACCTCGCTCAACCTTGAATCCATGCACCGCCACGGCACCGTTGAAATACGCCTACACCAAGGCACGCTAAACGGCGTTAAGGCAATCGCATGGGCGCAATTCGTGGCGAGCATGATAAACGCCAGCGTAAACGGCTCAGACCTCACCACGATTGACGAACTCAACCCTTGGTCCGTGGGCAACATGCCACAGGTTGAAACCTGCAAAACCCTGCTTGATGCGCTCGTGGTGACTGGCAACCTCAACGCCTCAACAGGTGACTGGCTCAAGAACCGCGCCTCCCGTTTAAACGGGTAGCACGGCAGCCCGCCCCTAGTGGGCATCGCGTAGGTGCAATCCCTACGGCGGGCACGAACGCCACGGAAAGCCCGTGGTGTTTAAACAGAATAGGACTGGACATGTACGAACAACCAACAGCACGCGAGCAATTCGCCCGCGATATTATGCTCGTGTTAGAAAATGACCGCAGAGCATACGAATACCTCAACGCAGTAGCCAAGCGTTTAAACAGTACCCATGAATTTGCGGAAGAAATCCGCAACTATGTGGAGCAGTCAATCTTGCAGGAAATCCGCCCGACTGAAAGCGTTTTCACGATTAGCGTGGGCAGGCTACTCATTCACCAAATCTGCCTCGGTTGGGGATTGGACCCTTATTACGACATGGCGAAGCAAATCATGGAACGCCAGACCGAAAGCACAGGTGTTTAAACATGGAATACCTCAACGGCTCCGCGCTCGTACTGATTGCGCTTTTAGTGTGGGCACTATGCAAGGTGCGCAACTCATGAGCAGCGAGCGTTTAAACGAACGCATCATGTGCGGTGACTGCTTGCGACCCGATTGCAAGGGTTGCGAGCGCTAACCGTGCATGTGATACACTTCACCCATTAACCAACCAACAACAACAGACTGGAGATATACAAATGTGCGGAATCGCAGGCTACTGCTTAGACCCTAAGCATTACTCACGCATTACCACGAGCGACCTCGCAGGGCAGATGCTCTACGACATTGAACACCGTGGACAACACGCAACAGGCGCTGCATGGATTAACCCACGCAACGGCAGGCGTGTCATTAGCAAAGCGCCAACCAGCGCCACAAAGTTCGTGCCCAAAGCAGGCTCACGCCTATGTGACGGCGCAACCACTGCAATCTTACACACACGATGGGCAACTCAAGGCTCACCGAGTATCGCAAGCAATAACCACCCAATCCCACGCGGTAAAATCGTACTCACACACAACGGACACATCAGCAACGACACCGAATTGTTTAAACAACTAGGTGTTCCTCGCGTTGGTCAGGTTGATAGTGAGGCTGCTGCTGCACTGATTGCCTTCTCTGATGGCAAGCCTTGGGAAATCCTGCCCGAACTCTATGGCACGGCAGCGCTCGCATGGATTACACAACACGACCCACGAACGCTACACCTAGCCCGTGTTAATTCCTCCCCACTATGGCTCGCGCAAGCAAACACAGGCTCGTTGTTTTACGGCTCAACACAGGAAACCGTAGAGAACGCTGCAATCATGGCAGACTGCGAGATTGATTGGCTACATGAAGCAGCAGAGGGCGAGTACTTCAAGGTGCGTGACGGTCATGTGACCGAGTACCAAACCTTCACACCTCGCACATACGAACGCACAAACTGGTGGAGCAATTACAGCCAGCCTGCCTACGCAACCGAACTTGATTACTTAGGCAGATACAACCAACGCAAGGCAGAAAAGTACGCTCGTTGGTGGGAGGACAAAGACGAACTAGCCTTCTAATAGTTTAAACAAGAGAACCCTCGCTGCGGCGGGGGTTTTTTTGTGCGCACAAATTGTAGTTACATTATCTCTACTGTTTAAACAGTTCACTCACCGCCGCCTGGAACCAGGTGTTCCATTACCTGGTGTTTAAACAAATCAAAAATTATTTTTTATTTTTGCCTGGAACTTCCTTGACTTTTGTTTTACATGTGCGCAATACTTACACCATGACAGAACAACAAAGAACACAGCAAGACATCAACGCACTTCGCGCTAAGTTATTTAACAAAGCCGAACACATACTGAGAGAACTCTATCGTGACGACTTTCAGGTTATCTACGCCGAACTCTGCAAAGAGGCAGGCATTACTTGCCCACGCAATGACAAAGATGCAGTGCGTGCAAGATACCACCAACTAATCAAAGACATGAAACGACAGGAGAAATAAACAAATGTACCTAGCGACTGGAGAAATGGTAGGAATCATCATCGCATTAATCAGCGCACTAACCGTGCTTGGTTTTGCGATGCGTGACAACGCCCGTTTAAACAAGTACAACACATACCTACGCAAGCGTAACTTAGAACTGCTCAAGAAACTTGAGAACTCAGTAGAAAGACCGTTTTGAAATGAGTACCTGCGGAGTCTGCGGTGGCACCATATCAAACACGCTCGTACCACACGGAGCAATCTGCGATGACGACATAAAAGCACCAAGCATCAACGACCTAATGAAATCACTAGACGAAGAAGAAATGGAGGGAGAGCATGAGTAAACCAAAACCAGTTAAAGGTGTAGTCATACGCCCTGATGGAACGCATGAGGAGAAGTTGTTTAAACAATTACCTGACTACCAAACAGGTGTTGATGGAACGATTGATGCCGTGCGTTTATACGATTACAACGGCATGGAAGTAGCCAACCTATATGTAAATGATGATGGGTTGTTGATTGGATTGCCACTGAATCCAATGGCGAGCGCATTATCTTTTCTATTCGGCAATACGCCTCACCTTGTGGGCAATGTAGTTGCGGTAGGCAAGGCTGATGATGAAGGCTACGACACAGACCTTCCCGAATACTTACTCACACTGATACGAAACATCAGTGCCAAACAGGAACAGGAAGCATAATGTTTAAACGATTAGTCGCCATCTTCCTCATCGTCACTGCATCGGTGGCGATAGACGACAGGTTCTTTGACAAATCACATGTGCCTATCGCACCGTTGGTCAATGACGGCAAGGTGGCAGGCACAGTGGTCGCCTTCTATGAGAACGAATACCAGCGTTATGCAGTGGACATGCTCATACAAATGGACAAACTAGAACAATGGACATGCCTCTACACATTATGGACACGAGAGAGTAACTGGAATCCACGCTCTCTCAATCGTAAGTCAGGCGCGTATGGAATCGCACAGTTCATGCCAGTAACATGGAAACTTGTAGGGTTTAAACGCACTGATGATGGGTTCATTCAAGTTGAGGCAGGACTTGCATACATACAGCGCAAGTACGGAGGAAATATCTGTAAGGCACTTGGCTCAAATCTATCAAGAGGGTGGTACTAATGACCGAATATGAAGAACTAACAAAGGGATTGCGCAAGCATCTTATACTCAGTGGCTTGACCTACAACGCAGAGGTACCCACCGAGCCAGTAATCACTAGACCAGTACGCGTTGAGATACTGGTAGCCTCAGTTATGGAGTATTTAAATGCAACAGGCTACGCCAACACAACCAAAATTTCATAGAGTTCGCAAGGCTCTGCGTTTAAACGACCGTGTGTATTACACGCTGTCGTACAACGCACGCAACTTTGAAGGTGCCAAATGTTTCGGAGTACCGACCGAAATTTTCTATCCACTAACGGATAAGTTCACACCTGAGGAGGAGCGCTACATAAGGGAGCGAGTATGCGGTGGCTGCCCAGTCATTGAAGCCTGCGCTGAGTGGGGATTAGTCCACGAACGCTACGGTATATGGGGTGGAATGACACCAGTGATGCGTGATAGGGAGCGCAGACGGCGCAAGTGGGGACTAACCGACCCTGCCTTGAGCAATAACCAAAGATAGGTTAGACTAGAACAGCAAGCACCGCCTAGGTACCAGTCCCGAAAGCGGTGCTTGTTTATTTATGAAGCAGATTTATCACCAGTAATAATACGGATAGCCCAGTCAAGACCAGTGTTTAAACCTTTAGACCATTCATCTTTTTCTGTAATCTTTGCGTAATCAATCTTCTGTACAAACTTTTCAATCATTGCATTGTGCAACAAACGAAAGCGCTCATAGAAATTATCGTCACTCATAGTTTAAACACATTGTGCATAAGCATGAATATCTCATCAGACAAATCATCTAAAGTTCCATCGTTGTAGATGGCGCGTTTAAACATGTGATTATCTAAAGCATGTTCACTGATATGGTCATTGACTGCAGCGTGGTTATGTCTGTTGATGCGCCACACTTCCCCGCCTTGGCTTTCAATCATGCGTGCTTCATTAGGAAAGCGCACATCAGGAATGACAATGCGTTCCCCTTCTGCAATCTCATTAAACAAACGCCACACCCACACATCTTCATGGATTAACTTACGCCCGACTTCAGTGCCCATGACTTGTAGCAAACGGCGCACTTCATCTTTAGCCTTGGCTATGTCCCACCCATACATCTGGACTATCTCGTTTAAACGGTGACCATCATGAAGAATGGGGTTCAACGCAAGCAACGCCTGTCTGATTCCATCTGCAAATGCCATGCGTTTAAACCCATAGTTAAGTACGAGCAACTCAGCAACTGTATCTTTACCACTGCGAGCGTATCCACTCAGTCCGATAATCATTCCTGCTCCTTCTTATATGGGTCATTCAACTGTTCTTTGTTGCAAGTCATACACCAGTAGTACTCAACTGGGTCGTCAATGCTATCGCCTGCCAGTGTGCCAATCCAAAAGTGGGCACCAAACAAACACTTTAATCTGTTGTAGTAATGCCAAAAATAAATCACTCTTGCTCCTCTTGGTTTCTAATCTCTGCTCTTGCTTCTGCATTACTGCGAACACGCCTACGCCCACGCCACTGCGGTGCTTCGCCACCCAACCTGTCTTGCAACTTGGTTAACGCACGCTTGACACGCTTACGCATGGCTTCCTCAGTGGTTCCGTATGATTCAGCAAGCGCACCAAACTCCATACCACCATCGGCATAGCGCATACGCAGCAAGTCCCTATCGTTCTTGTTTAAACGCTCTAGCCCTGCTGCAACATCTGACAGTAGCGCCACACGATTGCCACCTTCTGAAGGTTTAGAACTGCGTGAAATGTATTCACTGCTCATGTCAGGTGTATCAGTCCACCCTTCATGAGTCCACACATCACGCAACAGTTCATGCAACACCTCATGTGTGTAGTAGAAACTGTCATTCATAGGTGAGCGTGACAAATGCGAGCGCTCTTTAGCAATGTACTTTTGCGCTTCGTTATAGAAAGTCTTACGCAGTTTAAACTTCAGACTTTCTTCTGCTGTCCACTGTTCCACCTTGTGCCAGTGTTCAAGCGCCCACAAAGAAAGGTGCTGGTACACATCGTCAGTAGTTACAATCCCACGGTGCATACGGTTAGCACGGGTTGCCACTTGACGGGCAACGCCGTAAATAGTTTCCCAAACTTTGTCTTGGCTATCCATCTTTTTGTTCTGCTTTCTCGTTCTTTAACTTACGCATCGCCATAAGTAAATCATCTACGGTTATGAGATAACCCTTGCTCTTATTCGGTGGAATCTCGCAGGTAATTTCACGACCAAACTCTTTAACTGCATACAACACATGCGAGGTGGGCACCATAAGTACGCCCTGCTCCAACACAAATGCCCAGTAGTCAGCCTCAGTTACCATCACACCTGATGGCTCCCATGACTGCGACTTCATGTACCAACATTCAACTTCAACATAAAGATTGTTAGTGACCCACCACTTGCGGTCACGCTTGACTTCAACCTTTTTGCCTTGGGTTAGCAACTCCTCAACAAGTTGTTCACCCTTACGACCATAGCCAAAGTCCAAATCAAATGAGGAGTTCTTTGCCAAGTTTAAACACCTACTCGTTTGCGTAATCCCTCTGCTCCTTCGGCAAGGAACACATCGTTTACATCTTGGTTATCGGGCATGAACACGGGGAATACATTGTCCAATTCACGGGTGATTGTCTTAGCCATCTCTTTGCCTGCGTTATCACCATCGCAGAACAACA